TTTACGGTGCTCGCGCCGACCTGATTATCCTAGACGATGTGGTGATGAACTCAAACTCTCATGAGTGGGAAAAGCAAATTGAATGGCTTCAGAAAGAAGTCATCACCCGTCTGGGACGGCACGGAAAACTACTTATTGTAGGAACCCGTGTCGCCCCAATAGATTTATATAAAATGATACGAGATGGCGACCAATGGACAGGTGGCAAATCTCCATTCACTTACTTCTCCCAACCAGCGGTTCTGGAGTTTGATGAAAACCCAGCCAACTGGAGAACACTATGGCCTTGGACGGATAGGGCTGAGGGGGAACAAGATGAAGCAAACGAACAAGGATTATACCCAAAGTGGGATGGACCCTCGCTCTTTACTAGAAGGTCTGAGGTTGCTCCGTCAGTCTGGGCTATGGTCTACCAACAAGAAGATGTTGTCGAAGACGCAATCTTCCCACCAACAGTTGTCGCGGGATGCGTCAATGGAATGCGAAAACGCGGACCACTCAAGGCTGGAACGCCAGGCCATCCAAAGCATGTTGAAGGCACTTACACAGTTATAGGTTTTGACCCTGCTGTATCAGGCAGGTCTGCTTTCGTAGCGGTTACATTTAACCGTAGTGACGGCAAAGTTTATGTTTTAGATTGCGTAAACATGGTTGACCCTACTCCACAAAAAGAGCGTGCTCTTATTGAAGAGTGGGTAGAAAGATACTCACCTCAAGAGTTTCGAGTTGAAATCAACGCCCATCAAAAGGCGTATCAGATGGACACTGACTTAGTTCAGTATTTAGCCCAGTATGGTTGTAAGTTAAATCCACACTTTACTGGAAAGAATAAATGGGACACATCATTTGGTGTGGCTTCCATGTCCGCCTTATTTGGCGGTCTGAGGGACGGCAGATTTCAAGATAACAACCTGATAGAACTTCCATCCAATGAAGGTTCTGAAGGGTTAAAGTCTCTGGTGCAACAGTTAATTACTTGGAAGCCAGATACCAAAAACCCTACTGACTGTGTGATGGCTCTATGGTTTGCTATCATTCGAGTACGTGAACTAATGCAACAGACATCCTTTGCTACTAAGTATGCCAACAACAGGTGGGCAACTAGACGTCAAAAGGAAATGCGACACTCAATCAATTTAGATGATGCCTTTGCAGAGCAATGGGCTGAAACTTACGGATAAGGAAACTAATGGCTCTTACCATTGAACAAATTGCAGCACGGGTTGATTCCCTTAAATACCGTGCATCAGAGCGTGATGCTCGTGCAGGCGATGTGCTATCTGTGCGCCAGGGTAAGATTGCAGAAGTCTATCCAGATTTCTTCCCTGAAGGCGTAGACGCAAATGTTGTAGCAAACTTTATTGACATCGTAGCCCGTGACCTTTCTGAGGTTATGGCACCACTTCCTGCAGTTAACTGCTCTAGCGCATCTCAAGTAAATGACCGTGCTCGTAAGTTTGCTGATAACAGAACACGCATTGCCTCAAATTATTTTAATCACTCTGACCTTCAAGTATCTATGTATACTGGAGCAGACTACTATGTAACATATGGTTTCGTCCCATTCGTAATTGAATTGGATGACGAAGCAAAGATGCCTCGTATACGCGTAGAAAACCCTCGGATGGCTTATCCTGAGTTTGACCGCTACGGACGATGCATTTCTTTTGCAAAGGTATATTCATTAACTCTTGGAGAGTTGGTCGCTCAATTCCCTGAATACGAAGTAGCACTACTTGGTCGTTCAGGTTTCAAACAAGACACCAACACTCTAGTAGATATTATTCGTTATTACGATAAAGACCAATCTGTGGTCTATGTACCTAGCCGCGAGAATTTAGTTTTATCCCGTGCAAAAAATCCAATAGGTAAGATGATGGTGGTCATCGCCAAGCGTCCTACTATTGATGGTGAAATGCGAGGACAGTTTGATGATGTTATTGGTATTCAGTTGCTTCGCAATCGTTTCGCTATGCTTGCTATGGAGGCTGCAGAGAAATCTGTTCAATCTCCTATTGTCGTTCCAATGGATGTCCAGGAACTACAACTTGGCGGAGACTCAGTTATCCGAACCAACACACCTGCAGGAGTTAGACGAGTTGAACTTACAATTCCACAAGGTGCGTTCACGGAGCAAACGTTGCTCAATCAAGAACTCAGAATTGGTGCTCGTTACCCAGAAGGCAGAACAGGCAATGTCAATGCGTCTATTGTTACAGGCCAAGGCGTCCAGGCTCTCATGGGAGCATTTGATACTCAAGTCAAGTCAGCCCAAGCAATATTTGCATCAGCACTTAGAGATGTAATTGGACTTTGCTTTGAGGTTGATGAATCAATCTTTGATGTTCAAAAAACAATTCGTGGTGTAGATGCTGGTTCACCTTACGCATTAGAGTATAAGCCAAGCAAAGACATCAAGGGAGATTACTCCGCAGATGTCCGCTATGGTATGCTTGCTGGTTTAAATCCAGCACAAGGATTAATATTTATGTTACAGGCTCTTGGAGGCAAGTTAATCTCCAAGGATATGGCGATGAGAGAGTTACCATTCAATGTTAATGTTAGCCAAGAGCAAGAGAAGATTGAAGTTGAAGATATGCGTAATGCTCTTATCTCTTCACTTCAAGCATACACCCAAGCCATTCCGCAAATGGCCACGCAAGGACAAGACCCTTCTGAAGTTGTTACAAAGATTGCTAGCGTTATTAAGTCACGACAAAAGGGACAGAGCATCGAAGACGCAATAGAACAAACTTTTGCGCCTAAAGAACAAGTTCCTCCTGCTGGTGCTCCAATGGTTGAGCAACCGTCCCCTGCTCCCGCTGCGCCAGTAGGAGGTCAATCTCCAATGGAAGCACAGCCACAAGGAGTGCCTGATGTGCAAAGTTTACTATCTAGCCTAACTTCAGGCGGAGCAGCAAATGCAAGCGTAAGAACAATTCGTAGACGATAGCAGTGGGAGGGGACTATGACAACACTTGCTGCTATACAAGGCGATGGATGGTGTGTAATCGGAAGCGACTCACGTTCATCTGATGAGTCAGGCCGTCCAATTGAAATGGCAACACACAAAGTTATTGAAAATAATGGAGTGCTAATTGCAGGCTCTGGTTCTGGAAGAGGTTCAAACTTATTACAGTTTGGATGGAAACCACCAAAGCCTAAACTAAGTGAAGACTTAGATGAGTTTATGACTAAAAGATTTATACCATCTATGAGAAAATTATTCATAGATGCAGGTTACGATATGAAAGAAGATGGGGACCATGCTTCTCACGATTCGCAATTTATTATTGGCATTCGCGGTATACTGTATCCTATTTTTGAGGATTACAGTTGGGACCGTGATGTTCGCGGTATTTATTATTCTGGTTCTGGTAGCGATATTGCCCTTGGTGCTATGGAGGCTCTTGGAATACGCAACGCTAGGTATGCTGATAAAGCAGAAAAAATTGTTAGAAAGTCAATCGAAATAGCAACTAAGTGGGACATTTATTCAAGTGGTCCCATCATAACTAAAATACAATATTCTAAGTAGGAGGAACAATGGCTGAGAATCGTGGAGGGTTTCGCCCAACAGCACCACAGAACAATCCCGCTAACGTTTCCGCAACTGGTGGTAATGGACAATCTGGCACACAAGGTGCTAAATACTATTCAGGTTTACCTTATGGACAAGGACAGGCTACAATGGCTCAACAGCAATCAGCGCCTATGGCTGCAGGTAGACCAGCACCAATAATGAATCCTATTGAATCTTTTCCTACACCAATGCCATTATCTGAGCCATCAACAATGCCAGATGTTCCAGTTACAGATGGTGCTGCATTAGGTGCAGGAGCAGGCACAGAGGCTTTGAATTTGCCAAGACAGCAGGACACTGATGTTGAAAGACAAAGACTATTATCATATCTACCAGCACTGGAGGCAGCCGCACAAAGCCCAAATTCATCACAAGCATTCCGTAATTATGTGAGAATTCTAAGGGCTAATCTTCTATGAGTGATAGAGAGTCGGCACAAAAAGCGTATCAAAATATGCAGAAGTCAAAGAATCCTTCTGCCTTTGATACTATGGGTGCATTTAATAATTATTATGCTGGCGGAAATACTAACGTATCCAGTTCAGTTGCATTGGATATGGGTAAATATGTCCCGCCTAAAAACAGGGCTGATGCTGTAGCGCAATTTAATAACCAAGCAAAACCTAAGGTTGATGATGGAAAAGGTTTTTGGGGAAGAGCCTTTGAAGGTATAGAAAAAGCCTACAACTTTACAACACAAGCAGTTTCATTTGGACTCACTCTTCCAGAAAAGGGAAATCCAATCTGGCAAGACGACTTTTCGTTAGACAAAGTTAAGTCTGCTTGGGACCAATCAAGAGATATATCTGCTGGTCGTTCTATTATGCGCACACTTATTGGAAGACCATTAGACGATATTGAAGATGTTTTTAGTGGTATAGCAAAGACTGTAAGTTTTGGAAAACTATCTGGGGCTGATAAGTTTCTACAAGACCATGTGCTATTTGCTGCCAATGACTTTGATATCTTTAACAAGAAGCAAGCAGAAAAAGCATTTCGTGAGCAGAACGTTGGACGCTACACATCATTTGGGACAGATGTTGTAGCCCGATTTGTTCTTGACCCAACTATTGTAGTTGGTAAAGCAGTAAAGGTATACAAGGGCATTAGTTATGGCGTCAAAGGTCTTAATGATTTAAATGCTATCCTTTCTGGACAAAAGACTGGGTTTAAAGCAAATAAGGTTAAAGCAACTTTCAATGACTTTATTTTAAGAACAGATGGAATGGATGCTGCTGATTTATTCAGAGTAAAGGCTATCCGTGAGTCTGCTAATCCTGCAGCATTTGCAGATATCCTAGCAGATGCAAACAAGATTGATGATATTACCCTTCGCCACGCAGCCAAGGCTGATATTATTAAGATGGCTATGGGCGATGCTGATGCCGCAACAAGATTGATGGCGCAAAATCGAAACATTGCTACTAAGATTGCTAACCTACAAGATGAAATTACTGACGCAAAGTATCTTGGTGCAGGTATGGACAAAGCATCAGGACAACTTACATTTGATTTAGTCAATAAAGGTCCAGACCTTGAGAAGGCTATTGAGAATGCAGCCCTATATGAGGATGAGTTAGCACAGTTATCACAGAAGTTAAATGCTGAGGCTATCCTAGACCCTACAAAGATACCAGAATTCGGAGCACTTGCTGGTTTTCGTCAAGCAAGTTCTGGAAGTCAAAAGTTTATTGACCTTCGTGCTGGTGCTGCAGGTGACAAGCAAGAGAAGGCTTATCTAACAGAGATTAACGCACTTAAAAATAGACTTAATACTAAAACTCTTTTACCAGAAGAAGTTAAGTCACTTAAGAGTAAAATTAGTGGACTAGAAGATGACCTTAAGAAGGCTTCATTCACAGTTGAACGTAGGAATGCTTTGTTTAATGAGTATGTTGCTGCAACAAATGCAGCAGAGCGTGCTAATGCATTCCAAAAAATTGAACAAGAACTGTTTGATACAGTTGCTAAACAATTTGGATTTGATGAAGGCGATATTCGTCAGGCCTGGTCATTGTTCTCAGGTGGTCGTGCTAGAGCACACAACATTATTCGTGAAAGAGCGTATACTGGCGCTACAAAAACTCTACCAGATGGAAGAGTTGTACCAGTAGGTTCTAAGACAACACCTATCCTTGGTTCAGAAGACTTAAAGTATATTATTCCATTGCCATTAAATGAGACTCAACTAGTAAAGCAGTTGCCAGTTCTAGATATTGACACAATGTATAATGCTTTGAATCGTTTAACCAGAGCACGCCGTTCAGATGCTGCTGGTGTATACTATAAAGGTAAGGCTGGAGCAACAGACCTTATTGATGGTTTAGATTCATTAATTAAATTTGAGGTTCTTGCTCGTATTGGCTACCCTGTGCGTAACGTATCAGAGGGAGTCATGCGCATTCTTACAACAACTGGCCCTATGGCTATTGTTGCTGGACTAAAAGAATCTAGCCGTAAGTTAATTAGAAATAGATTCTCTGGAGCCTCTCTAGATGATATCTATCGTTGGTCTGATGATGTAAAATTGCAGACATATCGAGACGAACTAAACGCTATGCGTGACCTTGCTGATGACCCTGACTTAATCGACTCTCAACTTAAAGAGATTGATGGTATGTTAGATGGAACCATCAAGGTAGAGGATAAGTTTGGCTTAGGTTTGCGTGAGGTTGACGGCGTAACTTACGAGGATGCACTAGGTGCTACACCTGAACGTGCTGAGTTTATTAAGAATAGATTTATCGCTGAGTCTGCAAAGATTGTTGATGCTCATCTATCAAACAGTAGAAGTAGATTAAACAATGTATTTGAAACTACTGGTGATTTCGTAGTTATTAAAGGTGATGACCCTAACTGGGCTCAAGCCTATGAAAGAGTAGTAAACCGTCAGGTTAGAAACTCTAAAATCACACAGATTCTTTTGCAGAATAAGCCAAGAGAACAACTTATTGATGAGGCTGAATACTTCTTATTGAAGACTAAAGAAGGCCGAGACATCTTAAAGACTCTTGCTATGGGTAGAGATGCCCGTTCCATTGTAGAAGCCAATATGGATAACATTGATGAGTTATTCCCAGCCTTTGCAACTGGACTAAAAGAGATTGCTAAGACACGTAAGATTACAGCAGATGATATTAAGAAAGCATTTGGCACAGATACACTAAACTACCCAGCAGTTAACGCTGCTCAGGTTGGTGCAGCCAATGGAACTCATCAAGCCATAAGATTTATGTCATCTATTAGAGATAAGTTCTATAAATCTTTTGGTGAAATTCCAGAATCTAACCTTGTTAGACACCCTATGTTTGTTGACTTATACCGTAAGCGTATGGATGCAACAATTAAAAATGCTATTGATACATACCCTGGCGATACAATTCCACCAGAGTATATCCGTAAACTAGAGTTTAATGCACGTCAATGGGCAAGAGCAGAGATGCGTCGTTCTCTTTATGATACATCTGAGCGTGTAGATGCTGCTCATACATTACGTTATGCATTCCCATTCTTTGGTGCATTCACCGATGTGATTGAAAAGTGGAGTCGCATTGTAGTAAATGACCCATCAGCATTCGGTAAATTACAAACTGTGTACAACTCTCCAGACCGTATGGGATTAACAGAGGAACGAGATGGTAAAACATACATCAATGTTCCTGGTGAGTGGGTAAAACGCGGTTCATTTGGTCTAGTAGATAGACCGTTGGCTATTCCTAAAACAAGCCTTGACCTTCTATTCCAAGGTAATGCTTGGTGGAATCCAGGCGCTGGATGGTTTGTTCAGATTGGTACATCCCAATTAATTAAGGCTATTCCAGACTGGGAAAAAACTTCACTAGTAAAAACTATATTACCATATGGTCCAACTGGTACAAGTCCAGGAGAATTTACTAAAGACTTACTTGTCCAGAATCAAGCACTGCGTAAAGCATGGGCGAGATTTGATGAGAATGACCCTACTCGTAGGAACCTAACAGTTCTTATTGCTATGGAAGAGAACCATAAGTTTGACAATGGACTTAGAGCAACTCAACCATCTGCTAAAGAGATTGACGATAAGGTTAAAAAGATTCTCGCTATGGAAGTTGCTGCTAGAGCAGTGCTACCATTTGCTACTAATCTACGTTCTCCTTATCAATTCTATATTGATGAGTTCCAAAGACTACGTGAAGAAGACCCACAGACAGCATCTGAGAAGTTCTATGATGCCTATGGTGAGGATTACTTCTTGTTCTCTACCAGCCTATCTAAGAACAATACAGGTATCGCTGCTACAGTAGAAGCAGAAAAGCGTTCTAGAGAACTATCTGATTTGATTGCTAAGAACCCCGAGTATGGATGGTTTGTAGTTGGAGATGTTAACGCTGGAGAATTTTCTCCTAGCGTTTACCAGAGCCAAAGAAATACACCAGTTGCTCCAGGAAGCACAAAGAAGTTCCGTGAATCACAAGACCCTTACGAGGCAGTTGCTGCAACTCAGGCTGAAAAGGGATGGATTACCTACAATAAAGGTATAGATATTCTTGAAGCAGAGCGTATTGCACGAGGACTAACTAGTCTAAATGTTGCTGATGCGGCTGACTTAAAAGAACGCAAAGATGCATTCATCAAAGCATTAGAACAAGAGAATCCAGCCTGGGCTGAAGTTCGTGGAAAAATTGATACCAAGAAGGTAGAAAACTTTTTAAAGTTTGCAACCAATGTAGTCAATGACCCTAGAACTAAAGGCCGTGCCGATATGGCAGGTGTTGCAGATTACCTAGAGGGCAGGAAATATTTGCAATCTCTTCTTGCTGAGAGAGATAGTAAGTCCATAAATGCAGTAGCAAATGCTGACCTTAAAGAAATGTGGGATACATTTACTAGCGGATTGCTAGATGAATACATT